ATTAGCATTGCCTAATCTAATTAGCTTAAAAACACCTTTTAACGGGTGGGTTAAATAAATAACATCATCTTTTTGAACGAATCTAATATCCAATAAATCGCTTTCAGCAAATTCATTTGCTATTTCGTAGGGAGAGCCTCCACTTATTACAGCGGATTGATTTAAAAAAAATCTAAAATAACCAGCTCCTAATTCAATAATAAGATTTTGAGAAATATTAAAAGAAAATGGGATTAATCTTGTTTTTTTTGTGCTGTCTTTAACTTCTGCAACAAATCTAGTGCCTTTTCTGCGATACATCCAACCTTGAGGGTGGGGATTAAAATTTTCTAATGTTAAAGAGCCGTTGCTATAAGGTGCAAAATCAGTCCTGCCAATTAAAGTAGGTGATAACTCCCCAGCATTAAAATTTGTTTGAAGTTGTGAAGTTCTAGGCATTAATAATAATATTTGGAGAAGAAGATATTGCATTTAACCTTGCATTAGTCCAAGTTGAATCTTGAATTGGCAATTCGTTATCATCTTGACTATTTTGATTTTTAGCTTCTTCTAAGGCAAGTAAATATTGTTTATAAATATTATCGCCTAAACTAGTTTGAGAGGTTAAGCTAAACGATATTTCATAAGCTAATCTTAAAACTAAAGCATTAATAAAAAGTGAATCATATAAATTAGGATCAGTGATTCTGCCTATATATTTTAATTTAATATTATCAGAATTACTAACCAAGTAATTACCTTCTATTTTAAAAGGAACATTATTTTCAACTGAAATAATTTTAATTACAGGTGGTACGGTGGGCAATATAAATCTATAAGCCCACTCGTACAATGGTGAACCTGAAGCATCTTTATTAAGAGCTTGCCTATTAACGGCAAAGTTCCATTCCGCTTGCCTTAAAACTTCGTCTAACATTGAAACATAAACAGCTTTACATAAAGTTCCTTGAGGGCTCTCGTCAGTGTCGATATCCCTTATAGTAGCTTTACCTAATTTTATTAATGCTCTATTGCAGATGTCAGTTTTTGAGGTCATTATTATGCAGCTAAAGAATAATAAATTTTACCAGCAATGGTTCCTGCGGTTGTTCCTATGGTGTTAGCAAGCAATCCAATGTTTAATAGTTTGGTAGGGTCGCTAGACAAACCAGCTATTTGCCAAATTTCTTTGCCATTGTTAGCGGGCGTAACTGCTGAAGCTCCATTTGCACTATAAGCATTGCTTGTAGAAGTGGCATAAGATGCCGCTGAAGAAAAAGCAGCACCAGAAATTACAGTTCCTAAAGCAGAAGTTCCGTGATTATAAATACCAATATCGCCACTAGTAAAACCAGTAATAGCAGTATTAGCAATTTTAATTTCTTGAACTATTGCATTTGAAGGAAGTGCCGCTAATTTCCATTTGGAAGTTGCAGAATCAGTCGCAGAAATATCTACAATAAAATCTATAACTTGCAAAGCAGAACCGTTAGTTTTTACATTCGGTAAGGTTGGAGGGGTTAAAGCTAAACCAGCTTGGTTTAATGATTCGTTCCCGTTAATAATAGCCATATTTTTATAAATGTTAAAAGTTAATTATAGAGTAAAAGAAGTATCTTTACATTGTATTCTAACGATTTTTTCGTCTTCAATACGAGTAGCACCCATAGTCATAGATACATATAAAACTGTAGCAAAAGAGTGGGCTGGATCTTTCCCAATCTCAGTAGTTAGTTCAGTATTAATACCAAGCCCTAAAGCTGTTTCAGTATAAAGCAATACATCCCTTACTTGAGTGGTTGAGCCTGTCAACTCTTCAGAGCGGATAAAGTTAATCCCATTCCAAGCACCGATGACACCTTTATCTAAAACTTGACCAGCGGTAAAGTCCCTATTGATAAATTTAGCATCTTTCATTAATTCTTCTTCTTGCTGTGCAGAAATAATGCAATACATTTTTTCCATTGTAGAAACTTTATTTTTCTTTAAAATTTTAGCAGCAGTAAGAATTTTATCAGAAGTAAGTCCAACAGCAGTGCCCCCGCCATTAGTTCCAAAAGTTCCATCTTGAAATACTGTTTGAGCATTTGTAAAAGCAACAGGAGTTTCACCTTCTTTACCTTCAAAAGCATTACCAGTAGCGGCAGAAATAATTAATTGATCTTTTTTAACTTTAGCAGCCATAATTAAGCTCTTCATATAATCAGATTGAAGCCCGACTATATTAGACCTTTCCGCATCAAAAGAATCAATAAATAATGATTTATGAAAAGTGTAAGGAGTTAATTTTCTTCTGCTATGTTTAGGATCTGCAAAAGGAGTTGGAGAGAATCTGGAAAGTTTTTCTTCAAGAGTTATAGCTCCTAATTTATTAAAGAAAAAAGCTTCAGAATTTAAATTTTCTCTTCTAACTGTATAATCTAGTAGAGAGTTTTCTTGTTGCACTGCAAGGATAATATTATCCTTGAATTGCTTAATATGCATTTGATTTTGAGTATCAGCCATTTTAAAAATATTTAAAAATTAATAGAAAAAGTTATTTATTGCGACTTATCGCAAGCAATCGCTCCCCTTCAATTATTAAAGACTATAAAAAGCTACCTTCAAATTAAGGACAATTAATATAAAAATATAAGCATAATTATATTAATCAATAGAAATTATGAGAAATTAAATTCTTTTTTTACATCTTCCTTTGAATAATATTCCCCGTAAAGTTCAGCAATTTTATTATCTTTTTGATTTGCAGTTAACATATTATTATTTTTAATTGCAGATATACTATTATGAAAATCGCTTTCAGACATTTTGACAAAGGAAGCCGAAACTTTCCCAATAGTTGGCTCTTGTATTTTTTGCGAAACCTTATCCATTAATTTTGCAAGCAATATTTTTGCATCAGTAGGTAAGTTTTGTATTTTCTCATCATCCTCAGCAGAAGTAAAATATTGTAGCATAGTTTCAGCTTTATTTGCCTTCTTATCATAATCAGTTCCCCACTCTTTTCTTAATGATTGAACTGCCTCTTCTTCAGCTTTTTTAAGCTCTTGCTCTTGTAGGGATTTAATTTTAGCATCAGATTCAAGTATTGTCTCCATAAAAGACTTGAATTGCTCTGGTTTAATTCCTAATTCTATTGCCTTAGCTTTAGCACTACCTAATAACTCATCTTCAATGGTATAATTTTCAGGCAATTTATATTGATAATCATTTTCTTCATAAGAAGTTGGTTTATTCATCTCAGCCTCTAATTCAGCCTTAACAACATCCCTAGCCTTGCCAAAATGTTTTGTTTTGTGATATAAATCTTTAACAAGGGCATTTAAATCATTCGGTATATTCTTAGATAACCTTTCAAAATCAGCATCTTTTTTTAAATCTTCGCTAAAATATTTAGTTATATCAAAATTATTAGTTGCTTCATTTGAATTAATAACAGCTTCATTTGCAGAAGTGTTTATTTCAGCGTTAGCAATAACCGTTTCGTTACTTATATTTTGTTGATTTTCCATTTTATTTATTTGTTGTTGATAAATGATTTTCGATATATCTATAAGCAAGCCTTAAGCCTTCTTTATATGAATCGTTATCAGTAATTAAATCTGAATTGACACATAAAGTTGATTTTAAGTCTTCTAATATATATTTACCGTTTTCTGTACTGAAAATTGATTGATAGATTAATTTATGTTTTTCTAAATCTTTATGAATTGACATCAACCCCCGCCTGTTTATAATCTTTTAAAGCTATTGCTTTGTTTTGTTCGTTTTGCAAAGCCATTTGTTGATCTTGCACTTGTTGCCTTTGTTGCCTAATATTCGCAACTGTTTTATCATCATTTATAATTTTAGGGTCTACGGTTAAAATATTAGCTTTTTTTCTTAATATTTCATCAAAATTAACAACATCCATTGAATTAGGGTTTAATTGTGAAATATTGCTAACAGTTTGCAATATAACATCAAGAGAATTAAGTTCAGTTATTTGTTGAGATTGATTAATTGGATTAATAAAAGTTATTTTTAATTCTGGTGCTTGCTTCATTAAATCGGGCAATTCAGGGAATACAGCTTCAGGCAATAAATTATAGCTTGAATTTCCATTTTCTAAATCATTTACAGCAAAAGATTTTCTAAAAAGAATATCAAAAGTTCTATCTAGTATAGAATCTAAATATTCTTGAATGGAAGTAGCCACGGAAGACATAATTCTAAAACCTTCAGCCCTCAATTCTAATACTTGAGTTGCCGTAGCATTAGGATTGTCAAAGATTTTAAGCTTATCAAGAAAGAATATCTCTTGAATAGATTTCTTTTTCTCTTGAATTAATTCTAAAGTGTAGTTTAACTGCCCTATTAGTTTAATTGGCTCAATCGCAGATCTTCCTGAAGACATACTATTGCTTTTAGCTTTGTTTAAAGCCATTGGTGATAAATTAATTCTACCATCGAAATCAGCATTAACAATCATTGGAGGTTTTAAAGTCAATTCTACCGACTCGTTATATTGCTT